CGCAGCGTCCAACTTCTGTACGGCCTTCTTCAGGTTCGCCAAAAACCTTTTAGGGTCATCCAACAGGGCTGCTACGATTTCTTCTGTTCCGGTTATTTCTTGCTTTCTCATGGTTTAAGTATGCGCTTCTTTCGCTCGCGCTGGAATCAGCGGAATACCTTATTTGCTGGCCCAAATTTCCCTTAAATCAACATCTAAGATTGCGTCCACTATCCGCGTCCAGCGTGAGAGACGGCGCGCTTCCGCTGCGCGATATACAAGCCTCACGTGCTCTGAGAGAATCCAGTTTCTTGTAATCAATTGCGTCGACTCTGAGTTGTCATAGTGGTACTTTATATCACCTCAGTTCTCTTGCGTCAATGGAACTTTTTGTGTATAGTCCTCGCATGAAAGAAACCCTGTTTCGCATTTTCCGGCGCGCCTGCTACACGGCCGCGCTCACTCTTTGTGTCGCGGCCGCCGTGGTCGCCGCGTTCGACATGCCCACCCCGGAGCCGGTCACATCAGGCCAGCCGCAGTGCGCCGACTGCCACCTGTGGGCGTGGCCCGTGCGGTGGTACTGCTGGGAGATCTGCGCCGAAGGCTATCAGTCGCCCTGGCCCCCGCCCAAAGGGAGCGCGAAATGATTTTCTACAGCCAAACTAAAGGCGTGCTCACAAATGACGGTGGAGAACTGATCATCTCCGGCTGTTACGCAGGCATGGCTTCAGGGAAGAACAACCCGGAGATGCAGAACGTTCACAACGCCGGACCTCTTCCGCAGGGAGTCTATACGATGGGTGTGTTGCAGTACTTCCAGCACCTCGGCCCAGCCATTCCGCTCACGCCATGTCCGACAAATCAGATGTTCGGCCGATCCGCATTTTACATCCACCTCGATAATCCGGCGCACGTCGGCTTCAGCTCGGATGGATGCATCGTTTGCCAGAACGACCCTTCCGAGACGGGATACGCGAAGCTCCAGCAGATTGACGGCCTGCGAAAGGCTGGCAATAATCAACTGGGAGTGACCGACTGATGCCGAAGCACGGAATCGGAAACTCAAACTTTGGAATCGCGTTTTCGCGAGCGTTCCCGGCGGGCCGCAAGCGCTTCGAAGCGGGCCAGCGCATCGTCTACCAAGCCAGCGGGAAGTACTACGGGAACAAGGGGGTTGTCGTGGCCACCAGAGGATTCCGCATGCGCGTACGCTGGGACGCCGGAAGCGAAAGCTCGGTCGAGAGCTACAAGCTGGCTCCGTGGCGAGACTAAAAAATAGGCTGCCGGAGGGCCAAGTTCTGGCAGCCTTTAGAGTTGATCGATTCCAAAACCTTGCATCAAGTTCCTGGAAGACTATCATAAAACCAGGAAACGGTCAATAGCCCACATGGATCTAACCTGCGAGGTTTTACCAAAATGCCGGTATCTCTTTTGTTTCTAGTCCTCGCCGTGGTGATGTTCGCAATCGGAGCGTGGTCCCGCTGGTGGGCCAATGAACGCCCCTACTACCCCACCTTTATCTGCGCCGGTCTTTTTTTTTATTCGCTCTCGCAGTTGTGGCCGCTCGTAAATAAGCTGAGCTGAGCCTACCGAAAAACTACCGAAAAAATATAGGAGACTTTTTCAACCCCCGGATTCATTAGATTCTGAACCTATTCGTGCTCTTTTTGGTTGTCGATCTTGCGTTCGATACGTTCGAGCTGCTCCCTCTGCCGGGCCTGATCAGCGCGTATCTCGGACCGCCATTCATCCAGGTCCCGCTGAGTGGCTGCGGTCACATCCTGGCGCATGTAGATTTGCTGCAAGCGCTGCATGTCGGCATCGTGATCGTACTTTGATTCCAGCTTGGCGACGCCGATCGCGGCCGAGAAAATCAGAACCGCAAACGAGATTATCGTTGGCAGGTTGATCCGAAGATCGAAAATATCGCTTACTTTCCCCCCGTTTGGCATCGTCATCCCAATTCATTATCTCCTAAAAAGAGTAACTGCTTTGGCCGCAGTCGTATTTCACGTTCCTTCGGCTCACGATCTGCTCGATATAGAACTGCGTCACCTGGGCGCCGACATCGGCCGCCATGCCCCAAAAGGCCCCATTGATGCCGGCTGCGTTCCAGTTCGTGCTGGTCGACGGGTTGAGGCCGATGAACTGCTGGAACGTATGGAACCCAAAGGGATAGGAGCCGCCGGCCGCGTAGTTTGACTGGCTCTGCCCGATTACCGTTGTCGCTCCGGCCACCTGCACCTGCGCCGTGCAGAAAGCCGGATACGTTGGGTATCCGCGGAAGCACATGTTTACCATGACGCCGAGCACCAGGCCGAAGCACGGCGCCGGGTTCATGGTGAAGTACTGCTCCGCGGCCGTCGACCCGGGGTAAATGTATGAATAGGCACAGTCCGGGGAGCCGTTCGGGTCAAAGGGAACGTCACGCACCGCAGAGAATATCGGTGGCCCGAACGACATCGAATTGATGGTGCACAGCCACTGTCCGGAGGCGTCCGCGATCGGCGACATTGTGGTAATCGCCACGGGTCCGAGACGATCATTCCAGGGCGCCGGGCCTTGATTGTCCAGGATGATGATGTTTGCGAACTCGACGCCGAAGCCTGAAATGCTCGTATTGCTCGCGAAGGTGATGGTGTCCGGAAGAGCCGTCGTCGCCTGCGTCCCGTGGCACACCAGCGTATCGTTGCGCCACAGCTGAAAGACCGTGTTGCCCATAAATCCCGAGCATCGAAACTCGAAGTATCCGGCCCACTGCTGGGGGGTGTAGGTCTCCATGGTCATGTTGACGATGGTTCCTGATCCGGCCGAGCCGTCACCGCCATAAACGACGGCAATCTTTCCAGAGGGAAGAAATTCGAGCGAGAGCTGCGAGGCTCCCACCTGGCCGATTTGGAGGAAGTTGTTATTGACCCACCCACCGCCGGAGTATCCGTTGGCAAAGTTCGGCTGCCAGTCGAATCCGACGCACCAAAAAGCGGATGCACCCAGCGTGCGCCCGAAGTAGCCGAGGCCGAATAGGTGCTTGATCGCGTACCCACCGTTGGCAACCGGGCCCGTGTCGCGCGCGAAGCTGCCCTGGATATCGTCGAACCACAGCGCAATCCCGTTGTCGTCGACCACGCCAAAGCCGCCCGTCGCACGAATCATATCTGCCACCGCAGGTATGCGGATACGTTCGAGGCCGGCGTCGGGTTCGCGCCCGTCACGACATAGGCCACGCCGATCGTCACCACGTCATTCTCGGTCGCGGTGTTGAACACCCACAGCGGATTGGTGGTAGGGAAGGCGTAGGTGTATGGCTGGTTGGATCCGGAACCCCCGGGGATTGTGACCTGGCCTACAAAGTTGCCATTGACGTAGAAATTGATGTTGAGGTTCTGGTTTGTCGGCGGCGTCTGCGCCGCGGCGTAGATGAACACGAGCTGGCCCGTGCGCTTGACCAGGTATGGATTGGTGGCGACCATTCCGCCGGCGAGGCTCGATCCCGGCGCCAGGACGAAAGAAGCGTCCTCGTACTGGTAGATCGGCAGCGGGTTCCCGGCATTCGTGAGCAAATTGGCAAACCACTGATACCAGTTCCCCGGATCCGTCGATGTCTGCGCCTGAATCTCCCATTGGAAGCGTGAGCCGAACTCCAGCGGGCCCGACGCCGCGATCCCCTGGGCGTAGATGATCAGGAAAGGAACGTTATTTAAGAACAGGTTGGGAATGTCCACCGTGATAATCTGGCCCGGCTGAAGGCCTGGCTTGTCGGTCTGGAACGTGATTTTTACCGGCAACCCGTTGCGCTTGACCAGCTCTGCGGCCGCGATCGCGTTCAGATCGTCCACCGAACTGATATTTTGGACCTGAATGGCAAGCTCGTATATGCCGCTGCCGCACGTCCCGAGCGTCCCGCCCGTTGCCGGGTCCACCGGAGCCAGCGCTTCGCCCAGGCTCGCCTGAGTGTTCGAGGTGTATGGCGTATAGTTGATAACGATCGTCGATCCCTGCGGGAGGCCGCCGGTCCCCACGAGCGAGGCTGTAACCGTGGTCGCCGCCGAAAGCCAGAACCACGGTCCGTAATCTGGCGGTGATGTCGGCTCCTGTCCGTTCCATTGGGATTCCTCTACTACCGTCTGGGGGGTACCGTTTACGGTGATCGAGTAGAGTGTTCCGATTGGCTGTGTGGTGTTGATTCCAATGGCCCACTCGGTTCCATCGCCGTACAGATCGATCGAGTACACCCCAATGTTGCCGGGCGTTGCGACATAGCTCTCGGTGGTGGATCCAGTCCCATTCCCGCCGCCGCCTGATCCGGACCCTGGAATCGTAGACAGATTGCTTACGACGTAGATAACATTGGCATATCCGACGTTCGTCTCTTCCACAAGGAGCGAGCGGAAGTTGCCGCCGTTCTCGACCAGGTTCCACGGAGCGGCCGGTAGATTGTCAAAGCTGTTGAACCACAAGACGCCCGTCGGGTCGACGTACCAGATGGTCCCGGATTGCGTCGCGAGGCTGTTGAATACGTCGGTGACCGAGTCGTAATTTGTGATCAGGTCGCTCGTCAGTGTTCCCAGCCCACCGATCGGAACGCTGCTGGGAAGCGTGGTGATCCCCTCCCCATTGAGCGACGTAGCCACAATGGTCAGGATCACCTGAGCCACATCGGAGCCCGACGGAAATGTCGTGGGCTTGACTACGCGGCGATCGCAAATCCCAGACTTGTCCGTCGCCAGCACGTGATAGATGATCGCCTGCGAGGTTCCCATGAGCCGCTGACGGCCCACGGTCTGAATGCAGCCGGCGAACAGCGTCTGCCCACCCTCCGTCAGTACGATCGTCTGTCCACGGGTCGGAGCGTATAGGCCGGTGGTGTCGAACAGATCCACGTTCAGCGTCCACCTGCCCAGGGTCTGACTGGTGATCGTCGGCGGGTTCGAGCTTTCGTACGTCACTGGCGCCGACGTGTCGCTGCCGCCGTTGCTGAGAACCGTCCCCAGATAGACGGATCCGCCGGTGGTCACCGTCAGCACCCCGCTGCCGCCGATGAGTTTCGGGATGCCGAAGGCCTGCTGGCTCGCGATGGATGTAGCCCGGATGGGACTCGGACCTCCGGTGATTTTCACCGTCCCAAAGCTCTGCTGGCTCGCGATAGCCGTGGGGGCGACCTGCTGGGATCCAACGTTCAGCGACACCGTCCCAAAGCTTTGCTGGCTCGGGATCGCCGTGGGATGGAGCGTCCAAATCGCATCGATGAATGGTGTGCCAAAGCTTTGCTGGCTCGGGATCGCCGTGGGTGTCATCGGGCCCGAAAGATTCGGATTGCCGATGGCCCGCGGCGAGGGAATGGTGGCCGGATAAACGATCACCGTCCCCCCCATCATGGTGGGAGACCCAAAGGACTGCTGGCTCGGCGCATGCCCGGCGCCGATCCCCGGGATGACGATGTAGGGCGTTCCCATCGCCTGCCGGGAAGCGATGGCCGTTGGGCCAAGGTTCTGATCGCCGCCCGTCGCTGGGAAGTTCCCGCCCCACGGGATTGCGCCCCATGCTCCAGCGCCCCATTCGGAGGTAGGGCGAATCGTCGACACCGGTTAGACTCCCTGTGTCCAGTCGTATAGAGCTACGGTTGGCCCTCCGCTGTAGATGAGGCCGCCCCAAAACACATTCGCGGCATTCGCCAAATGCGCGGTGATCGTTTCCGAGTAGAGGAGCACCCAGTTCTGCGCATCGATTGAAAGATAAAACTTGAGGTTGGTTCCATCGTTCTGAATTTTGAAGGAAATCCAGCCGCGCTGCGCCACGGCAAAAATACCCGCGCCCTGCGAAAGCGGGCTAGTAAATGTTCCGCCAAATGCCGTGGCGTAAGTGACGCTCACGGTAACTGTAGTGCCGCCGCCCTCGTAGTTATCCATGAAGAAAAACAAAAAACCGCCGCTTGAATCTCTCCACCCTACAACCGGGGCAGCTATGGCCGCAAAGCCTACGCTCCCATTCTTTAAGGAACTGATCAGCCCCGAATCGTCGTAGCGCATCCTCGCTATAAAACTGTAAGGCGGGCTCCCTGGAGCAGCGCGGTATAATCCGCACACGGCGCTCGTGCCAACGCTAGAGTTGCCCACCATGTAGCCATAGCCGCGCGAGAAATCAACCGACGAAGCCCAACTCGGGAGATTGACGGAAGTCCACCCGCTGGACGGCGGAACGGTTGCGGGCAGTCCATCATAAAACGCTTGCCAGACTGAGCCGTTGGAAATCATCTCGTAGGGAGCATCGGTGCATTTGTAGCGCCGTCCCGCCTGCGGCACCGTCGCTGGAAGGCTGGCATACGTTCCGAACTGGTCGCAGTCCGAGATAATTTGATCCATCGCCGCCGCGCACAGCGTGATGGTGACGAAGTCGCCGCTGTTGGCGTTGGCGTCCGTGGTCATCGTGACCGTGAACGTGGAGGATGTCAGCGCGGTTGCTTTGCCGATGCACTTCACCGCGCCCGTCGTCTGATCGGTAATCATGAAGTGAAACTGCTGGGTCGTTGAAAGATTCGCCGCCGTCGTCACCACGATAGATCCAGACGCAGCAGTGTAGTTCGACGAGAGCGTCGTTTGTGCAAGGTCGGCGTAGTATTCCGGCAGTACGAGTGCTGCCATGATTTACCCCAGGAAGATCGATGGTTCAGGCAGCCACAAATCGCGAGTTTTTCGCCAGCGGAACATGTCGCGCAGTTTCTCAAGCGCCGAGCGTTCGCGCGGATCCAGCGCCGCCATTAGCGTGCCGATACCGTAGGTCGCGTCCCAACTCGCCGTGATGTTCCCGCCATTAGGCGTCACCGGAAGATTGGTTCCGGTTGACAAGTTGAATAGAATGAAATCGTTAGTGCCCGGAGAGCCTCCGGCCACGTAACCTACTAGTTGGGTTACCTGCGAGCCGGATACGCTGGTCCATGTCGTGTTGGCCGCGCTCATCAGGCCGAGTACGTTGGTCTTCGACGTGAGGGTGACGCCCGCAGAAACGATCCCTGAGGTCACCGCGACCGAATAAAATTCGTCGGTGTTCTGGCTGGCCGAGTAGGACGAGCTGACGAGCGCCACCTTGATGGTGTTCGAGCCCCAGGAAATGTCACCATTGGCGAAGTGATAGACCGCTTTGCCATACCAGAAGTTGGCCACGTTATTTCCCTCCCTCGGCGAGCTTCTTCAGCGCGGCAATTCCATCGGCAGGGAGCCGCTTGAAGAAGGAAATCCAGTCCGTACCTGGCTGCATCACTTGGTCGAGGGCGGTGGCCGAGATGGGCGTCGCTCTGATTTTCGCTTCCATGGCGCCGTGAGCCTTTGCCATCTCGGCGCGGATGGGTGCGACCGAATCAGACAGTGTGCTGATTTCTTGCTCGATCTGTGGTACGGTCATCGCTGAGTAGTCCATTAGATTCCTGCTCCTACGGTCGTTCTTTCCCGCCATCCCTTGTTCATTTCGTCCCGGAGATTCTTCGCGGTGTTTCCTGGGCGCTCAGAAGAGTGCGGATGCAGCATCCCTCGCCGGCGTCGGTATGCCAAAACGGCCAGGTCGGCCATCTCGAAAAGCTTTTCCAGGGGAACTGATCCAGTACGATCCTTGACGAAGCCGCGCCACAGATCCCGCTCTTCGAAGTCCAAGAATGTTATTTGCATCATAACTTTAGCCCTCCCACTGTTCGCAGCTGCGTGATGACCGCGCTTCCGACTTTGCTTGCAAGCATTTGGATGCTCGAATCGCTGGCCACGGTGTTCCCGGTCACATTAATCTGCAAGTTTACACCAGACGGAGACGGAGCGCTAGTACTCGGGTACGTGTTCACTGGCGTCGAGAATCCTTCGTACCCGTACGAGCTTGGACCGTAGGAATCGATGGGCGCAGCGCTACCGCTTCCCGGGCCTCCGTTGCCGAGGCCTGAAAGATAGCTCGCCGGGTTCGCCGCGGTGGTCGTGTAGGTGACGCCCGCCGGGCTCGTCAGAGGCGTCGCTGTCCCTCCACCGCCGTAGGCCAGCCTTCCCAGCTGCTGAAACGCCGCTTCGAGCTGCTGGTTGTAGGCGAGCTGATCGGCCTGCTGCTGCTGGTACGGTGTCAAGGATTGCTGCGCCTGGCTTGACAACTGGCCCAACGAAGCGGATGCCTCGGTAACCGAAGAACTGAGTCCGTCAAGCGCGGTGGTCGCGCCCTCGGTGGCCGTCGTTTGCGTTTGCGTGGCGTTCGACTGCTGCGTCAAGAAGTTCGATAGCGCCTGAAGCGCCGCTGTCGAGGTCTGGCCGGCCGTTGTCCAGTTGTTCGCGCCGTCCGTCGCATCGGCAGCCGATTCGGTGAAGTCGGTAACCGCGCCGGTGGCGTCCGTGATGGCCAGCGTAACGTTGCCCAGGCTATCGACCGACGCCGAAACGCCGGTGCTGAAATCCTTGGCGCCCGTCGCCATGCCCAGTAGAGCGTAGGTTGACTGCGTCGTTGCGCTGGTCGAAGATGTTGTCGCCGTTGTGCTGCTGGTGGTGGCCGTCGTGTTGGCGGTTGTCGCCGTCGTGTTGGCCGTCGTGGCTGTGGTGTTCGCAGTCGTGGCTGTTGACTGCTGCGCCGTGTAGAGCGCTTGAATATTAGCTTCGTTGGCCGCCGATTGCGTTGCGGGAATGAACTGCCCGTCAAGCGTGGTGACCACCTGGTTGGTTGCGTTCGCCAGCTCCTGCGCCATCGCGTCAATCTGACTCTGGTTTACGCCACCTCCACCAAGCGCGCCGCCAGTCGCCGGATTCTGCGCAATCCCGATAGCGTCTTCGAGGTAGGAGCTCAGGCTGCCGCCGCCCTGTCCTCCCTTCCCGCTCTTGGCAGTTTGATTATTCAGGTTTTCAATCGCGTCGGCTGCGTCGTCAGCGGCCGCTGCTTCGGCCAGCAACGCGTCCGCTGCTTCGTTGGTTACCTCGCCAAGATTCGTTTGGGCGTCTATGCACTCCTTGAGCAGATCAGTGGTTGACTTGATCGCCGTCCCGGTGTCGTTCAGGGTCTGTTCTAGATTGACCGTGTCCGAGTTGTAGGCTTGGACCGCAATCGCGCCCATCGCCCAAGCCCGGTTCTCTTGGGTCATCTGATCCGTCAGCTGCTGGGATGCGTCCTTTGCGCCCTTCTTGCTGGTCGTGTTCGTGTCGATAGCGCCGGTGAGCTTGCCCACCGCTACGGCTTGTCCGTTGATCTGTACGGTTGCGCCCTGCTGCGCCGCGATCCAATTCTTGATGCCATCGGTGTCGGCGCCGAGGGACACCGTGGAGGCATCCGTCGAAATCTTCATGTCGCCCACGGCATCGGACAGCGCCACGGCTACCGGCTTGCCATTGACCATCACCGTGTTTGCGTTTTGCGCTGCACCCGTCCAATCTTCGAGCGAATAGGCCGATGCGTCCGTAGCTTTTTGGAGAGCGTCAATCGCTTTCTGCTGGTCAAGGTAGGCCTTCGCTACGCTCTCGGCCGTGCCAACCACCGCCGTTCCGGGAACCACTACTCCGGTCTGCCAGGACTGCTGAAGCGCGGCCAGCACCGCCGAGGTTTGCGTGACGGTGTTCTGAAGCTTTTGCATCGCGGTCGCTTCGGTGTTGACCGCCGCCGCTACGCTCGACTCCGAGGCTACCCACGCCGGGAGAGTACCAGTCGCCTTGGCCTGCGCGTCAGACAGATTCTTCCAGGCGGTCGCGAGGTTCTCTACGCTGGCCTGGACTCCGTTAAATGAGGCCTCGCCGTTATCGTAGGAGATAAGAAGTTGGTTGTACGTGTCGTAGGCAGATAGGAACGCCTGCTGGTTCTTTGTGGCCGAATCGGAGAGAGCATCGAGCGAATCCTTCAGCGGCTTCGCGCTGGTCGTCACTCCGTCACCCGAGGCCTTCGTTGTATCGAGAGCCCCGGCGAGCGCAGTCTGCGCCTTTGTCAGGTTGACGGTCGCGGCCTGCACGTCCTGGAACGTGGCAACCACCTTCGTTCCCGGGATCACGAGGCCGGTCTGAAACGAGGTCTGCATGGCCGTGAGCACGGCCTGCGCCTGTGTCGCTGCGGTTCCAAGCTTATCGAGCGCCGAGATTTGCTTTTGCGCCGCCTGCGCCACATCGGACGCCGCCTGCACAGATCCCTGCGCCGCAGCCGCTTGTGTGCGCGCCGTAGCCTCCATGGAGGCTTGCATCTTATTCGCCGCATCCGCTGCGGCCTGCGCCATCACCGGAAACTTTCCGGTCACTTCCGTGATTCCACCGCTCAGCAGTTGTAGCTCGCTGAGAACGATGCCGATTGGTCCGCTCAGCGTCTCAAAGGTGGTCTTGAGATACGCCATCGCCGTGCTGGAGCCTTCGGCGTTTCCTGAAAGCGTTACGAAGGTCGCTCCCAATCCGCCGAGAACGGTTCCAGCCTGCTGAGCCTCCGTTCCAAGGCTTGTCGTCGCTGCGCCTGCCGTCCTCGCGTTGCCCTCGAACAGCACAAAGGCGGAATCCGCGCTGTTGGTCGCTCCCACCGTGACGCCCATGGACGCAGCCAGCTCGCCAAGCTGTCCCCCGATGTCCCCGAGCTGGGAACCCAGGGTAGGCAGGATGTTTTTCATCTCAATGAACTGCTCGATGAGAATAACCACCCCGGCGCCTACCGCCGCAACTGTGCCGATTGTCCCAAGCAGTCCCGTCCCGAACAGCCCGGTTGCTGTGGTCGCCTCGACCGTCGCGCCCTCGAACAGACCCATCTGCGTAGCCGCCGCGCCGGTGATTACGGTCTCCTCTCCAAAGAGACCCATCTGCGTGGCGATGACACCGCTCTGCTCCTCTTCGGCGATCGTCAACGCCTCGACCTCTGCCGCTGTCCGTGTCGACGCCACGCCGTGCGCGGTGGTAGCGGCCGCTGCCGCGCCCTCGGCTACCGCATCCTCTGCCGCGGTTCCTGCCAGCGTGGCCATCAGCGCTTCAAGTGACGGTAGCAGCGTATTCAGCCCGGCCACCGCGAGCCCGGCCGCGCCGAGAGCACCCGCGAGCGGAACGGCCGCCGCGGCCAGCAGCCCGGCAACCACGATTGCGCTCTGAAGGCTTTGCGGTAGCTGCTGAAACGCCGTCGCCGCGCTGCGCGCCACCGTTATCATTTCGGAGATCCCGCCTACCACCGTGGCGACCGCAGGAGCGATGTCCTGCCCGATGCCGTCGAACAGCAGCGTTACCTGATTCTTCAGAACGGTGATCTGCCCGAGAATGGTCTGTGCTTGGGCCTGCGCCGCGCCGGAAGCCATGCTGTTGATGGTTTCCATGACCAGCTGCAAGTCCGCTGTGGCATCCTGGCCACCCTTTTTTAGGAGCGCCTGAACCTGCTCAACGCTCGTGCCCGCGGTGTCGGCCAGCTGCTGCCACGTGACGCCGAGCTGCAATAATTGGCGCGCCGTAACCGCGCCGGTTACTTCGACGCGCTGCAACGCCGTCGTCACCTGGTCGAAGCTCTTGCCCGTGAGCGCCGCGGAATTTGCGGCCGTCAACAGAACATCGTTGATGTCGATGCCCTCGACACCCTGGAAGGCAACCGTCAGCCTACGCGCCGCCTGTTCGAGATCGCCGAACGGAATCGCCAGGTTGAGCGACATGTCCGAAAGCCCGCTGATTGTTTCCTCGGCCTCTGATGAAGTCGCTCCGAGCAACTGCAAAGACGTGATGACGTTTTGCGTCTCTCCGTAAACCTCGATCGACTCCTGCACAAACTCGGAGAGCGCCTCCGAGATCGCCAAGGCTTCGCCGACGGCAAGGAAGCCCTCAGCCATGCCTTGCAGACCGCCTTCGGCCTCATGTGCCGATGTGCTGATCTCTTCAATTGCCGTCTCAGCGTTGCTCGAATCGTCAGCCACCGAAGAGAGGGTGTCGTCGACGTACTGAGCCGAGGTAGCAAGATCGTCCCAGGCAATCGCCGTAGCCTCGCCGGAGGCTTGCAATTCTTCAAGGGAACCGAGCGCCGCCTGCGCGCCGGCCGCGATCTCATCGCCCAGGCTGGACGCTGAATCGGCGATGTCTTGGAGCGATTGAGCAAGCGCGATTCCCGCGTCCTGATCGGACTGCAAGATTTCCTGGAATATTTCGAGGTCGCGCCCCGCGAGTCCGGACGCATCGGACACGGCCTGCAACGCATCCGAAATCGTCTCAGCCCCAGCAGAAGCAGCCGTAGTCGCTTCGTCGATAGCGTCCTGGAGCTCGGAGAAGTCTCCGGTGATATTGACGGTTAAATCGCCTAGTTTGTCCTGCTCATCAGCCACGCATCACCCCCGAGCCAATCATCGGCGCACTGCCCTTATACGGACCGCGGAATACATCTGGCAGATCCTCTTCTTTGATCTTCCGGTTCATCCGCTGCCGCATCCACATCAGGTCAAGCGCGTCCTTCTGCTCCTGTTTCAGGCGCACGTTCCGCCGCGCGATCGCTTCAGGCGTGGAAAAGAAGTCGTCTGACTCGTACGCCTTGTTGTCTTTTTTGTGGAAATGTGGCGCATTGGCGATTACCGCGAGCTGTTTCGCCCAGCGCCACATATAAGCCTCGTGGACCTTCTCCCGCGCCTGAAACTCGCGTGGCGTTAGCGCCCAGCTTTCCTGCGTGCTCATCCCTAGCCCGTAGGGAGCTGGCGAGGTAGCGAAGGCCCACGAGTCGAGCCACTGCTGCTCTTGCTCTACTGGACTACGGAGGCGGGTTTGGTCTCGCCCGCCGTCACCGCCGTTGTTTGAGACGGCGGGAAAACTTTTCCCAAGGCGATATCAACCGCCGTGCGCGCTTCCTTCATCTTGCCTTCGTTCATCACGAGGTCGGAGAGCTCCTCGGGTGTCCCGTTGAACTGCCCGAACAGCGCCGCGTGCAGCACGTCGATCACTGCTGAGAAAGTCTTGGTTCCGCGGGCGTTCATGTCCGCGATGGCCGTGCCACTCTTTGAGAGCCGGTAAAGCATCGCGCCGCGGGTGAATTTCAGCGTGAATGTGACGCCGGCCAGTTCGATGGTGGGGTATTCCACCCCGGTGGTGATTTGTTCGCTCATGGTTACACCAAGCTGGGTGCGCCGGAGTTGGCAAGCGTGATGCTCGCCTCAAAGACGCCGCCGACCTTTCCGCTGATTCCAAACTCCACGGTGTATGCCGCGAAGGCGTCCGTCGAGTTGTTCCCATCCGGATAGATGAACTGGAAGTCTCGCAGCACGGAATTGATCAGACACCACCGCAGCCCGTCGATGTTGTTCGCGGCTGAGTTGCGGTGCGTCACCTCTTCCATTACCCAGAAGACCTTGAAACCGATCTTGCCCATGTCGTGCAACGTGGGAATGCGCCGCTTCCACGAGTCGCCCACGTTGGTTACCTCGACGGTATCCGTCATGATAGGCAAGCTTAAATCCGTCGCGTTGGCGATCGTCTGGAACGCATCCGGCGAGACGCCGTTGCCCATCTGCAAAAGCAGTCCCTCTACTGCGATTGCGGGCCCGATAGGTGAAGTGACAGACATAAATTATTTCTCCTTTAAACCGTTTCGTTCGTGAAAATCCGCGCCTGCAACCGGATTTGAAAAGTCAAGGGCTGCGTTTCTGCGATCCCTAATTCCGTCTCGTCCAGCACATCGTTGGCGTTGGCCTTCTGACTGGGCAATCCCGCGGCGTTGAACTGATCCAGGAACGATATGATCGCCGCGGCCACGGCCCTGGCGTTCTCCCCGCCCGGCGCCGCGCCGAAAATCAAAAACTCCACCCGCGCGTAATTCGTCGACATGCGCCCGGTGAACGCGTACACCCTCGGCTGAGTGACGAGCCGAACAGTGACGGCCGGGAAGCCGCCGCCCTGCACGTCCTGGAGGGTGTACATTCGAAATGGCGTGGTCCCGAGCAATGCCGTTAACGGCGCATACGATGACGCCGCCGAGATGATCTTGACGATGAGAGTGGACGGCATTAATCAAAGGGCGCTCCCAGTTTCTGCAAAAAGATGTCCTTCACCTGGCCGCGCGCCTCATCGAGCGCCGGCCTCATGTACGGCTGCGCGTGCATCCCGGGCCAGCTCATCACGTGCGGATAGGGCGCGCTCGGATCGCCGCGGCGGCCGGTTCCGTACTCGACATACGATGCATAAAACATGCCGGGAGCAACGCCCTGCGTCACCGATGCGGCCCCTTCGACGGGAGCTCCGATCTCGATCGAGTCGAGCAGCGCGCCGGTGTCCACCGGGCAGTAACCCTTTGCGATCGACTGAACAAGTTCGCAGGAAGCTTGGCACGCCTCGTAAACCTTCGGGGACATGACCACCTGAGCGAACCGCCCGATGTTTGTCCGCGGCGCGAATTGTGAGGTGACTCGCAGCATTACAGCGTCACCAGTTGGCACTTGAGCCTCGTCTGCGTTCCCTGCGAGTCTGGCTCTGCTCCCAGCAGATTGTAGGTCACGCCGTCAACGACAACCTGCCAGCCTTCCGGCGCTCCACTCGCGCCGCTCGAAGTCGTGAAGCACTGCGGATAGTAGCCGTTCAGCATCACATGGCGGTAGGACTTCGCCATGATCTCTTCCAGCTCTCTGGCTTCCGTCGCCTCGATGTTGCCGGGCGCCAGGACCGCATCCATGCAAGGGATGTTGATCAAGCCAGGGACGGGGATGAAGTTGCCGGATGGCGCGCCGTCCACCGTGAGGGTACCGTCAGGCTTTAGCAATGTGCAGAGCGATACCAACAGCCCGGACCAAACCTGCGCCTCGGTCGCGGCCTGTTGAACATCGTATTGGATCGACTGGAGCATCAGCAATTATTCTGCCGGTACAACATCTTCCACAAGCGTTCCCGCATTGAGAACGCATCCTGCACCATCTCAGCCACGGCGAAATACCCGTCATTCTCTTCGCTCGTCACGTAATCAGCAGCGATCGCCTGCAACGCCTTTGCCGCCGCGGGACCGTCGATCTTCGCATCAAGCAGCCCGACCGTGGCCATCCGGCCCTTGTTCGCCGCCAGTGCCCGGAGCAGCATCGCGGCTGTTCGCCGGTAGCTGTACACGATGGGAACCGCGACCGCCGGCGTGTATCCCGAAAGAGCCACGATCACGCCCTGCGACGAAAAGATTTGCAGCGCCGCGTTTATCTCCTCGTCCTGCCATATCGGCAGCGGCGCTACGTCCACCGTGTCGCTCACCAGCAGCCTGACGTTGGCTACCGTGGGGTTGTTGACGAAATCGTAAGAAAAGCTCATCCATTTCGGGTTTGCGGACCGCCATCGCTTCTCACCCCGCTGACGGCCCGCTCCCTTCCTTTTACGATCCGCTGCCGTTCGAGTAGCACGCCATGATCGGATCGATCTGCGTACCGCCGAAGACGTGACGGATTTTGTAATTCACCGAATCAGTGTCGAAGTCTCCTTCGAGCGGATTCATGTTGGTAGTTCCCGGCATGATGCCCGGACCGGGACCCATCGCTCCTTCGCCGATCGCTACCGAGTTGGGTAGCTTCATGAACAGCTCGGGCGTCACGTGCCCGCGGAGCCGTCCGAACTCCAGCGCCGGGCGTCCGCTTTCCGGATTCGAGAACAGATACCAGCCGGTCGATCCGTGCGACGTATCGCACAGCGGCAGATAATAGTTGACCGCCAGGCGCACGATGTTGCGCGCCCAGTTTTGCGCGTGCAGCATTTGCCCGGCGAAGGCCGCAGTGTTGCTGCCGTAGATGTTGGTGGTACCGCCTTGATCCGACATCCACACGTAATCGGTGTTCAGGATGTTCATGGCGACTGTCTTCAGCGACGGAGGAACCACCAGCGTCATTGCTTCGACGCTGATCGGCTGACCCGTTGTGTCGACCTGATTCATCAAGACGACGATGGCCTGCTGAAGCGCCGTGATTGTCAGCGCCGGGTTGTTGGCCGTGAACGCGCCGCCCGCGTTCGCCGCATTGACGATGTTCTTGTTCGTGTTGGAAAAGAACGTCGTGTTATTGGCGTAGAGCTTCGTTACGAAGTACTCTTCCGATCGCCGAGCGCCGCGGCCGAAGCGCGCCGGCGTGTCCTTCAACGCATTGAGATCGTCGTCGACGAAGGTCTCCCAAAAGAACGGCATGCGCTTGCCGTACTTCTGCAAGCGATAGGTGTACTCGGCGTCCACCAGCTTATCTTCCGGATACTGCGAACCCTGCCCCAGCGGAATCATGTTGCCGTTTGCGTCGAAGCCGGGACCTGTGCCGGTCTGGTTACCGGGATTGGTGGGTACCGGATTCAACATCATGTTGCCGAGCAAGCCGGTTCCACCGTCAACACGGAACCGCTTCACCGGCCGGAAGTCCGAAACCTCAGTAGCGTAGGCTACCTGGTTCCAGGTGTACGGCGTCTCCAGGTAGTTCGCGAGGACGGCGCGGTCGATGACGTCACCGAACAGATTCGGGAAGTCCGAGATTGACAAAGCCTCTTCGAGGTTCAGCCGGTCTCGCTTCGAGCCAGTCAGACCACGAAGGATGATCTTCGAGGCCTCGAACAGGCGCGATTCGTAAATCGCGCGCCGTTGGCCTTCGAGGCGTGCGCGCCAACCGGCTGGCGTCATCTCGCCGCGCTCGCCCACGAAGCCAGGGTTGGGCCCGTAGGTCGATTCGCTCATCTGCTGGAGGTCGATCACCGGTCGATTGACGTACGAGGCGTGGTCGATCATACTGCCCTCGACGTGGATCTTTCCGCCGCGGGTGATGTCGCCGTAGTTTTTGACAACGTCTACAAATGGTATGTGGCTCATGATGGGCTCCTTTACGCCGCGTTCTTCAGCAACACAGGAATGGTGGCCGTCACGCCCGGCGCCAAGGGTTGCATCGCCAAGCCGAAGTAAACGCCGTTGAGGTCGCGGCACAGCGTGAATCCGTAATATACGCCCGACACCTTATCGTAAGTGCCTCCGGAAGCGTAAATCGCGTCCCATGTGTTGATGGCCGCGCCGGCTGAAACCGAGCCTAGCGTTTCCGCTACCACCGTCAGGTTGTAGGCGCCTTCACAGTCGACCGTCACGTATCCCGTATTCGCGTCGTAGGGGGGAAGCGTGCTGTTCTCGGCTTCCACTGCGACGCACGGGACCACATGTGTTCCCTCGCCGAGCATCAGCGGCTGCCCGCTGGACACGTTGATCGGAACGCCAGCCACCACCGGCATCAGCACCGTGAACGTTGCGAGGCGCTCAGCAATTTTGTTTGTTGCCACTTAGGCCGCCCTCCCTTCAGCGAACGATTTTCGCGCCTGCTTCCGCAGCTGCCGCTTTTCTTCGTCCGTCGCGCCCTTCGTGAACTTCGGGCCGACGAAGACATCGGCCAGTCCCTCGAAGACCTCGTCGCGCTGCTTGTCGAGAGCTTCAGCGATCGGAATCAACTCCGCTTCCGAGACGCGCTTGCCGAGCGATGCCGGATTGACGTTGTAGCCCAGCTCCGGCAGAAGCTGCGCCCATTCCGTCGCCTTCGCTTCCACCATGGTCTTCAGCTTGGCGTCGTCCACTTGGCCATCGCTGGTCATCGGGATCGAGTAGGCCAGCGCCTCGGTGATCTTGCGCTTTACCGCATCCGGCAGCCTGATACCTTCGAGATGTTTCCCGATCAGCGCTGGCCCGCGTGTCGCGGCCAGCATTTCCTTGAGCGCTTTGTTCTCGGCCTGAACCGGAGCAAGCGACTCCCGGATAAGAGCTTGTACTTCGTCTTTGTTCATATCCTCCCCTTCGCGAGTCGCTGACTCGGTGAAAATTTTCCCATCGCGCCCGGCCTTCGTTACGAAGTCCACCGATGCCGCATTTCGTAGTGCTGTGATGACCCGTGGTTTTCCGTCGGGCCCCTTGGCCGCCTCGTCGCGATCACCTCCCGCCCGGATGCTGAGCCCGATATGCGGTCCCTTTTCCTTGACCTTGTCCGCGTAGTCCGAGAAGACTTTCGCGCGCGCATACAGGCCCGGTCCATCCTTGCCGGCCTCATCCCATTTCGCATCCGTGGTGGTCACGGCTGCCAGCCGGTTCAGATCACCTTCCGGTCGCGCCGATTCCTCGGCGTCCGTGTCGTGATTCCAAAACATCTGCGTACCGGCTCTAAAGACCTGGCTCTCGGCGGCTTTCTTGAGGACCTCAGGCGGATAGTAACCGCTCGATCCGCGGCCCGGAGAGATGAGCTTGATCGGGTAGTCGACGGCTGCGCCCTCGCTCAATTTTGGAAGCTCGCAAAATGCCGCCGACTCCCGAAACTCTATGCCGTCTGCCTTCCAGCCTTCCTTGTCGTCCTTCAAGGAATCTGGTAACGCGAAGCCTTTCGCTTTCGCGATGCGCTTGATGTTGGCGCGGATCGTCCCGCTATCGTAGTTCGCCGACCCTGCGCGGCCGATTGAGTGCAGCGCGGCGCTTACGTCTTCCGGCTTGAGGATCGGAAAGCTTCGGCCCTTGCCCGCGAACGAGCCAGAATCGGCTGCCTTCCGCGTCTTCTGCGAAATGAACCGCTCGTAAATAGGGAGCTTCACGTAAAGCTTTTGGCTCTCCATCGAGGTGTAGTGGTCATCGTCTCCGGCTTCTTCTTCGTAGGTGGTTCGAGGAACGACGTTCTTCGAATTGTCCATGTCGATGTGCGCCGTTGCCTTGCCGCCTACTTGGCCGATCTCGTAGGGCGCCTGGCGAATGTCTCCGTTGGAGGAATAAATGCAGTTGCCCTCGGAGCCGTCGCCGTCGTGATCGATGTAGTAGCCGTCCTTGCCGGAGTCCGAGTGCGCGTCCCTGACGGCGTCCGCAAGGCGCTTGGCAACGTCGCCGTGCATCATGGAGGCTTCCTGGAGTTTGAAGGCTACAACCTGAAAGCCAGGGCTCAGAGTAATGGCAGCCATTGGAATCAACGGTAAAGCTTTCCGTTTCTTCCCGAAACCTACCTTGCGCAAGAATTTGTTACGCTGGGAGCTTCGATGCCATCCATGCCGCCCGAGTACTATCGCAGCTATCGCCGAACGGTGAAGGCGAAACGCGAGCGCCAAGCCCACCAGGCGGGCGTCAATGACGGCGTGGAGATGTGCTGTAAGTTGCTGAGGGAATTGGTTGGAGAGAAGGCGCTAACCGGATGGGAAGCGGCGCGCCTTATCGCTAAAACGCTTAGCTCGGGGAGGTCGTGAACACTTCGCCGCCCTCGATGTCGATCGAGTCGGCCGCCGAGTACTGCTGGTTTTTGGTGGACCGCTTGCAGTAGACTGGAAAGAACTCGGCTCCTGGTCGGACTGTGGTCTGACCGCTCGGGGCTTCGGGCGGCGCGGCCTTACGATTGGGTCGCGCCGCTCCTTCTATCGGGTTTCCCGGTTTTTACCGGGACGCGGGCGGGTTCAAAAAGGAATCCTGCAGGGGTTTTCCTTCTCCTCACTCGCCCGCATTTTTTCTTTCGTCGGCCTACTCGGGCGTTCGCGCTTCGGACAGGTCTGCATCGTTCGCCATGGCGGTTGAGTCCTAAAACCGCCGTGTCGAGCACGGATAGATCCTCCTGGCCGGGATGCAGAACGAGGCCAGTAAATGAAAACCATGTCCTACGTACCCTATTCCGCTGGTTACAACCCGTCGATGAGAACCCCGGCGTACGTCGCGGCCGAAACCGCGCGGAACAACGCACGCGTTCAGGCGGTTCATCAGCAGATGGTGAATGGCAATCAGGTCATGGGCGATCTGGTGACCGAATGTTGCAGCGATCCGGCGTACGGCGGCCAAAGCTATTACGGGCAAAGTGGGGCTGATGCGCCAGCGGCCGCAGTCCCCTCGACAGTTGGGGCAGCGAGCACCGTACCCGCAGCGGTTGCATCAAGCCCGGCGGTCTCTCCGGCATCGTCGCCGA